CAGTGAACAGTTGAACCTTGATAAGGTTCATAAGATGACAGAAGAAGCGTGTGAGGGTCTTGCAGGGGTCTCTGCGAGTCAAGTTGAAATTAATTCTGGAATACAATTCTATGATGGAATTAGAACCAGAGAGATACAAGAGATTCTTGTAAGGTCTGCATCAGACTTAATTGATCTTGATGCTCCAAACTATCAATACGTTGCTGCAAGACTTCTATTGTTTGGATTATATAAGCAAGTATTTGGATATTGGAAGGATGGATTCCCAAATGTTGTTGACCATCTTAAGTCAGGATCTGAAAAAGGAATATATGATAAAGACTTAATTGATTCTTATAGTCAAGAGGAGTGGAGTAAAATAAATTCATGGATAGATCATGATCGTGATCTCCTATTCACATATGCTGGTTTACGTCAGGTTGTTGATAAGTATCTTGTACAAGACCGAAGCACAGGAGAAGTATATGAGTCTCCTCAGTTCATGTATATGCTCATAGCAGTGACTATATTCTCTAAATATCCACAGGAGACGAGACTCGATTATGTCAAAAGATACTACCAAGCAATCAGCAAGCACAAAATCAACATTCCCACGCCTATCATGGCAGGAGTTAGAACTCCAATTAGACAATTTGCTAGCTGTGTTCTTGTTGATATTGATGACACCCTCGATAGCATCTTTAGTTCTGATATGGCTATCGGCAAATATGTTGCACAAAGGGCGGGTATCGGTATCAACGCAGGCCGCATCCGTGGGATCAACAGTAAAATCAGGGGTGGAGAAGTTCAACACACAGGTGTTGTACCGTTCCTCAAGAAGTTTGAGGCAACTGTCAGATGTTGCACTCAAAATGGCATTAGAGGGGGATCAGCGACTGTCCACTTTCCAATCTGGCACCAAGAAATCCAAGACATAATTGTACTTAAGAACAACAAAGGAACAGAAGATAATAGAGTTCGTAAATTAGATTACTCAATTCAAATTAGCAAATTATTCTATGAAAGATTTTGTGAAAACAAGGAGATCACGCTTTTTTCTCCTCATGACGTTCCAGGGCTTTATGATAGCTTTGGTACTGAACTATTTGACGAACTATATGTACGTTATGAAGGTGATGAATCTATCCCAAAGACTCGTGTAGGTGCTCAAGAACTTATATTAGAATTACTTAAGGAGAGAGCAGAGACTGGTAGATTGTATATAATGAACATCGACCACTGTAATTCTCACTCATCATTCTTAGATAAGGTTGAAATGAGTAATCTCTGTCAGGAAATTACATTACCAACTAAACCACTACAACATATTGATGATCCACATGGTGAAATTGCTTTATGTATCCTATCTGCTATTAATGTTGGTAAGATAACAAACATAGATCAAATGGAAGAACTATGTGACTTGAGTGTGAGATCACTAGATGAACTTATTGACTTCCAAGGATACCCTGTAAAGGCAGCAGAGATCGCTACAAAGGCACGTAGATCACTTGGTATAGGTTATATTGGTCTTGCTCATTACCTCGCTAAGAACGGTGTTTCATACAGCGATAAGAAGGCATGGGAGTTGACTCACGACCTTACAGAAGCATTCCAATACTACTTAATTAAGTCTACTGTGAACCTTGCAAAGGAAAAAGGTGCGTGTAGATACTCAGACAGAACTAAGTATGGAAATGGAATTCTTCCGATTGATACATATAAGAAAGACGTAGACGAACTTGTATCAAACGATCTGAAATATGATTGGGAATCTCTTAGAGCACTTGTCTTGGAACACGGAGTTAGGAACTCAACGTTGTCCGCACAGATGCCATCGGAGAGCAGTTCCGTTGTGTCAAACGCAACAAATGGAATCGAACCTCCTAGAGACTACCTGTCCGTTAAAAAATCAAAGAAAGGGCCTCTTAAGCAGGTGGTTCCATCTTATGGAAGCCTGAAAAACAACTACACCCTTCTTTGGGATATGCCTGATAACACTGGATATATTAACGTAGTCGCTGTAATGCAGAAATTTTTCGATCAAGCAATCTCTGGGAACTGGTCATACAACCCAGAGCACTTTGACGACTCTGAAGTTCCTGTATCAGTGATGGCACAAGACCTTCTTACCACATATAAGTATGGTTGGAAGACATCATATTATCAAAACACTAACGATATGAAGAGTGATGAGATAGAGGAGGAGACCCCGAATCTAGAATGTTTAATGAAAGAAATAAATTCATCTGAGGAGGAAGAGTGTGAGTCTTGCACAATCTAAAGTAGACGGAATGACAGTATTTAACACAAATGAAGTGAACATAAAGAAGCAACCAATGTTTTTTGGTCAGCCTCTTGGTGTTCAAAGGTATGATTTTTTCAAATATCCTGTATTTGATAGACTAACTACACAACAATTAGGATATTTTTGGAGACCAGAAGAGGTATCTCTTCAAAAAGATCGTGGTGATTATCAATCACTAAGACCAGAACAGAAGCATATCTATACTTCTAACTTGAAGTATCAGATCATGTTAGACTCTGTGCAAGGTAGAGCACCCGGAATGGCATTCATTCCATATTGTTCATTACCTGAGTTGGAGTCATGTATGGAAGTATGGGGATTCATGGAGATGATTCATAGTCGTTCATACACATATGTTATAAAGAATGTTTATCCTGATCCATCTGAGGTATTTGATAAAATTATTAGTGATCCAAGGATATTAGAACGTGCAGCAAGTGTCACAGAGTCTTATGATGACTTTATTAACTATGCTCAAGAGTGGGGCACAGGTAATATGTGGAAGGAGGGTCATCGTGAGAGCACCACAGCAGAGTGGGAAAGAAAAGAATTGAAAAGAAAACTTTATCGTGCAGTAGCTAATGTCAACATCTTGGAGGGTATTCGTTTTTATGTATCTTTTGCTTGCTCTTTTGCTTTCGGCGAACTCAAACTCATGGAGGGATCCGCAAAGATCATATCCCTCATTGCGAGAGATGAAAATCAACACCTTGTTCTCACACAAAACATTCTAAGGAACTGGAGAAAGGGTGATGATCCAGAAATGCAAGAGATTATGAAGGAAGAAGAGGAGTGGACTTATAAGATGTTTGATCGTGCAGTGAATGAAGAGAAGAGATGGGCTGACTATCTGTTCAAAGATGGATCAATGATTGGTTTGAATGATAAGTTACTACAACAATACGTTGAGTGGATTGCAAATAGAAGACTCAGATCTATCAATCTAAAACCACTTTATGATATTTCTGCAAGAAACAATCCTTTACCATGGACAGATCATTGGATCTCATCTAAGGGTCTACAAGTGGCACCACAGGAGACAGAAGTTGAGTCTTATGTTGTTGGTGGAATAAAACAGGATGTAAAGAAAGATACATTTAGTGGGTTCAAACTCTAATATATAACCTACAATTCGTATTATTTTATGAACGGTAGATTGTCAAAGCCTTACATGAAGGCACGTCTTCTGAAGATAAAAGAAGGTATTCATTCTAAAACATGGTATCCTGAGTGGAATGACAAAGAAAGATGGGCAGCTCAACAGGTACTAAATAATGCGTTAGACATACTTGAGGAGTATGAACATTGATTATGAAAATCCCTGGCTATACGAAGGTGCAACTTTTACTTCTGACGATATTGGCGATTTCTTCGGTTACGTCTACCTCATTACAAATAATGAAAACGGTAGACAATACATCGGACGTAAATATTTTTGGCAGTTCAGAACTCCTAAAGGTAAAAAGAGAAAAGTAAAATCAGAATCTGATTGGAAAAAGTACTATGGGTCTTGTCCGGAACTTAAGGAAGAAATTCGACAATTTGGTAAACAAAATTTTAGTCGAATTATCTTATCGTTACATCATACAAAGGGCAAGACAAACTACGAAGAGACAAGACAACTCTTTAAAAACAAAGTCCTCACAGAGCAGCTTGACGACGGAACCCCAAAATACTACAATAGTAACATCTTATCAAGATACTTTAGAAAAGATTACTATGGAACAGACACCTGAAGCTGCACTCTATGATGCAAGAAAGTGGTCTATGAGACGGATAAAAAGAGCAAGACCTGTCGCTGATAAAAATGCGATATACAAAGAATTTGAGGAATGGATTGAAGTTGAACCTAGTGATCAAGACCTTGAAGTTTTATTCTTAGAAGACCTTTCAGAATACTATAAAGACGAAGGGGTTGACAAATAAATTTCCTTGTTGTATAATTAATTTGTTGGACGCAACATGGGAGTGACTGAATAAACTTACTGGCAACCGCTGGTTAAGGTGATGAGACACAGGTGGTGCTGCTGCCGAGAGGTAGAACCGATCAACCAATCGGGTCTCAGGCAATGACGTATTTACTTACTGTAGTAATGCCCGTTATTTGTTGGTACACAGGAATCCAACCTCCCTCTTTAATTTAAGTGTTTGTTTCATAGTGTAGGGTGGTCATACCACCCTTTTTTAATATGAAGAAATTTATTTTTGACGTAGACGGAACTTTAACAGAAAGTAGAAAACAAATGGACATAAGTTTTATGTCTGAGTTTATAATTTTTTGCTGTAAATTTGATACCTACTTAGTAACTGGAAGTGATAGAGATAAGACAGTTGAGCAAGTAGGACTTGATGTATATAATCGTGTGAAAAGAGTTTTTAATTGTTCTGGTGCAGACATATATGAAAAAAATTTTAACGTTTACAAATCTGATTGGAAATTACCTGATGATGTAAAAAGATTCTTACAAGATGAGTTGGATTACAGCCAGTTTCCTTTAAAAACAGGAAATCATATTGAAGAAAGAGCAGGTGGTG